GTAGTATTTGTGATTTATTAAAAAATAAAGGTAAAAATAATGAAACACAAAAAAAAAAAGAACCATTACAAAACAAAGAAAATTATGATAAATTTATAGACAATATAATAGAACTAAAGATAGTAAAACAAGAAAGTGGCGGTGATGGTAATTGTTTTTTATATTCTTTATATAATTCAATAAAAAATTTAGAAACATTATTACCTGGAATATTTAATCAATTTTTAAAGTGTTTGGGTATAGAAGAAAAAAATATTAATAAAAATAATTTTAATATAATTATGAGAAATTTATTAGGAAATAAAATAGGTGAAGGGATTTTATTTGATTTGGCTGAATATAACGAAGAAACAAACTTGCTTACTAATAATAAAGCTCAATATTATTACTACAAATATAATTTTAGTAGTGTTCATAATAATATGATTAAAAAAAATGAATTCTATGGTCAATTAATAAACACGAATAATGACGAAGAATATAGTATGTTATTAAATGAATATCAAGGATTATTTCCAAATAATAAAAATGAATTTATTAATCAGTATAATAATAAACAATTATTTTATAATAGGATAAAAGAATATGTAAAAACAAATTTTAATTATATAAATGCGAACGGATTAGATACAAGTATTTTAAATTATTTACTATTAAAATGTAATAAAATATATAATAACTATAATTTAGAAATTATAAATCTTAGTCCATTAAATACTTTAGAAAAAAATAAAGAAATGATAATAAATAATTATCAAAAAAATAGTATTTCAATACCAATTATGAAACTAAATTATGAACATTATAATTCAATATTATTTAATTAATAAAAACTATATTAATAAAAACTATACTCTATAATTTGTTTAATAAAATATGGATTGGGATTAGCTTCTCGTCTATATTTTTTTACATAAGTTAATAAAGAACTTATAAAATGTTGTCCTGCTTGTAGTTTCATATTTTTAACAATTTGATTTAATTCATTTACATCTTTATAATTTTTAGTTTTTTCAAAATTAATAGACATATTATTATTACTATCTTTTTTATAAATAGTTATTTCTTTCTTTAAAGTTTCATAACTATTAATTAATTCATCAACATCTAAAAGCATTTTTTCTTTTTTATAAAGAATGAAACTTTTTTCTTTATCATTAAATTGTGGCTTAATTTCATTATTTTTATTTATTTTATCATAATCACCATTATAATTATCATTATTGCAATTACCATTTCTACTATTACCATAATTCATACCATCGTAACTATAATTTTTTTTATTATCTTTAATAAATTTATTATATTCAATTGAATTATAAATATCATTATTATTTTCTAAATTCAATGATTTTTTATGAAATCTTCCTTGCATAATGTATATTAAAAATCCGAGAAACAAACATACACTACGAGAACGACCAACCATACAATGTATTAATATTTTCCCACCTTGATTTAAACATTCATTAATAAATTCATTACTAATTTCAAAATATTGACTTATATCTTGTGATTCATCATCATAAGCTTCAATGTGAAGATAATTAAATTTATCTTCAAATGGAGGATTAAATGATGGTATCGCACTAATAATATGAGTAATACCTAATGTTTTTAATAATTCATAATTTGTAGATGTGCTATAATTACCGATATAAATATTAGGATATACTAAATTAAAATCATCAGTATCTGCTAAATTAATATAATTATTTTCTAATAATGTGCGACCATATACATATATATCATCAAAAAAATGTAATATATCATAAATAATACCACCAGTTTCATCATTATTAAAATCAACCATTGATATAGTGTTATTCTTTATGTCATTTTCTTCATTCTTCATTTCTTCATTACAAACCTCTTTATTACTAATTTCTTTATTACTAACCTCTTCATTACTAATTTCTTCATTACTAATTTCTTCATTACCAATCTTTTCATTATTACTATTTTCAATATCTTTGTTATTTATATGTATAAATTCATCATTATTGTTTTCACGTTCTGTTTTGACCGTTACTTTTTCACTATTATCGACATCTTTATATTGTGAAAAAAAATCCATTCTAAATAGTTTAACACTTTTTATAATTATTATTTGTTTTAAATATAGTATATTTACGAATCTATTTTTAATTATAAATTATTAATAAATTATTAATAAATTAGTAATTATTTATTAAATACTTATTATTATTTATTCTTTATATTTTAATAATTAATTTATATGTTATATATATAATATGCGATTAAATAGTAAATAATTAATATATAATAATGATTAGACAAGAAAAGAAAGACTTAAAATCACTATTACAATTAAAAAAACAAAAAAATAGAGCAATAAACTATCAAAGTTTATCTGCAAATACTAAAAATTTATTAAAAAGAATAAAAATAAATATGACAAAGAAAAAAAATAGAGAAGATATTAAAAAATATGATATACCAAAACAAAATATTAATAAGTCTAAACAAAAAACTAATAAGTTTAAATATAAAAAATCAAATTTAAACTATAAACATAAAAAAAATGATACTCCAGATACATATATTAGTAAATTAATAGATATGTATTATAATAATGATGATGTATCTAAAGATTATATAACAACCGCACATAAACAATTACATATTTTACCAACACAAAGACGTGTTATTGTATTTGGTGATATTCATGGTGACCTTGAAGCAGCAATTGATTGTTTTACAATAGCAGGTTGTATTAATAAAATAACATTACCAACTGATAAATCTGTTAAAAATATGAATGAGTTTTTTAAAAAATTAAAATGGATTGGAAAAGATACGTATGTAGTTCAATTAGGAGACCAAATTGATAGAGTTAGACCGCAAACTTGGGACAATAATGAAATTACAAGAGATAATGCTTATAAAGATGAAGGTAGCACATTAGAAATATTATATTTATTTTATTATTTAAATGAATTAGCACAAAAAGATGAAGGAAGAGTTTATAGTATTATAGGTAATCACGAAATTATGAATATTGAGGCTGATTTTCGTTATGTTAGTTTAAAAGAATTCAAATGCTTTAAACAACATCTTATAAAAACATATAAAAAAAATTCACAATTTCCATATCAATCAACAACATTAAAAAACAATAGTTATAAAATTAAACATACAAAAAAAAATAATAATCATAAAAATAATCATAAAAATAATCATAAAGATAATAATGATAGTAATAATGATAATGATAAAGAATTTACTAATGTTCCAGAAGGTTTTAGAGAAAGATTATATGCTTTTTCACCCACAGGGTTATGTGCTAATTTAATAGGAAAAAATAATTACGTTCTTTTACAAATAGGACATTGGTTATTTTGTCACGGCGGACCCGTTATTGATACAGTTAAAACATATAATATTGATTTAATAAATAATATTGTATCTATGTATTTATTAGGTATAGATACAAATGATAAATATATAGAAAAACATTATAATATTATTGCTAAATCTAAAAATAAAAATAATATTTTATGGAGTAGAGAATTTGGTGAAACAAATATAGATGATGAAAAAGATACTTATTTAACAAAACAATTAGACAATGTATTAAATGAATATAATACTAAAAATAGTGTTATGAATAAAGCAACTCATATAGCAATAGGACATACCACACAATATTCAGCAAATAAAGGCATTAACTCAATATGTAATGACCGTGTTTGGCGTTGTGATGTTGGTATGTCAAGAGCATTTGGTAATAGATCAACAGATTCTTATAGAAATCCACAAGTTTTAGAAATATTAAATAGTAATGGAGAAGAAAAAATAAATATATTACAATAAATGTTAATTAAATTATAAATAAAAAATAAATAAAAATAAATAATAAAATTTAAATTATAAATAAAATTTATAAATAATATATAATATATATTTAATATATAATTATTAATATAAATAAAATGTCTAAACTTAATACTTCATCAATTAAAAATGACAATTCTTATTTAAATATGGGATATTGTCCTTATATGGAAATTAGTGCTCAAAAAGGTAGTTATCAAACAATAACCGAAGGTTTAGTTCAACCTGAAAAACGTGATTTTGACGCAAATACAGCATTACCTGAAAGTAGTCCTAATGGCGGTTTATATGGCGGACCTCAGTCAACTGAACCCTGGGCTAATATACCTGTTACACCTTCTGGAACAAATTTAATTCATTATAATTTAAGAAGTGCTAACCCACCCCCAGGAGCAACAGAACAATATGTTGGCACTGACCGTTTAGGTAATAATTATAATCCAATGATTGGGGTTTATTGGTATAATCCCGAAGAACAACACGCTAAATATAGAATGGCTGTTACAAATAAAGCAGATATGAAACAATATTAAATTATATTATTATTAAGCGTTTTATTTTTTTATTTTTAATATATTATTTCTTTAGTCAATTATTAATTATAAATTATAAATAAAATCAAATACTATATTAATTATAATATTATATTAAGAATGACTTCTTGTATAGATAATGATGAGGATACTATTATAAAATCTCAACCTAAACAACTCTATATGATTTATGATGAAAAAAAAGAAATGGAATTAGAACAACAATTATTAAACTATCATCAACAAAAAAATAGTGGTTATTGGAAAATTGCAAAAATGATTATAGAACATTCTATTAAAGATAAAGCAAATACAGAGTATTTTTTAGATTGTTTAGATAACGAATTACATAAAAATAATGATTCTTTTGAAAATATTGAAAAAGTATTTTATAAAAATGATTTAGATATTGATATAGTATATGAATTTGATACAAGTATTGCTAAATATATTGTTGAAAATTTAAAAATATTTAAGTATAAACCTTCTGGATACCTCTTTAAAACTGATAGTAATCAAAATAAATTTAAATTTACAATTACTATTATTACAAGTAAAAATATTTATACAATAAATAGATATATAAATGAAAATAAAATGGGATTTTTTAATTAATTAAAATAATTAAACTTTTTTTTTCTTTTTCAAATAATTAAACTTTTTCTTTCTTTTTCAAATAATTAAACTTTTTTTTAATATTTATTTCTAATTATAAAAAAAAGAAAAATATTTTAATAATATAATGTATAAAAACTAAATAATTTTTTAATTATTAAAACTTTTATCTATTTTATTAAAACTTATTTATCTAATTATATTTAACTATGTTTAAATCTTTAAAACAATTTGCTAAAAAATTAGCTGGTGGTTCCAAGAAAACCAGAAAAGTCTCTCAAAAGGGTGGGGATGCAAAATATACTGTAACCCAAAATGATAAAACTTATACATTTGCTTATAATCCATTAAATATGCCTAATCATGAAAGATTATATATTTACCACGGGAATATTCAGTTTGTTGAAAAACTTTCTAAAAAAGCAAAAAAAGAAGAAAAAGAAAAAGTAGAACAAATTCTTATAAACAAATTAGACAAATTTTTAGCAAATAATAAATCAAAAACAAATAAAAGTGTAAAAAATACTACAGTCATTCAAGGTACTAACAAAAAAAATAAAATATCTTTAAAACCTGGTCAATTTAATAAAAAAAAATTAGAACAAGGTTTAAGAACCGCAGCCGAAAAAGGCAAATGGGCACATGTTGGACAAATAAAAAGTAATAGAATAGATGGTAGAAAAGTTGGTAAGGGAAGTATGCCAAATTCTAAAAATTCTAGAAATGTAAAAGAATATCGTAATAGTGTTTTGGGAGAACAACAATCAATGTTATATAAAAATGGTATGAAACATGCCGCTTGGAAGAACGAACTAAGACAAACACAAGGCACACTTATGCCAAAAGTAAATACACACGCAGAAAGGACAAAAACAGCTAGTCAACAAAATTTGAAAAATAAAGCTAATAAAGCTAAAGCTATTATGGAAGAAAGAAGTAAAACAGGAAAGAAAAGAAGGCAAATGGATCGTATGCATGTCACAGGTTCCAATATTGCAGAATATGCGTTACAAGCACAAAAAGAAGCAGATTCTGCAGAAAAATACGGGACAAAAACAAACGAAAAAATGGCATATAATGTATTTAGCGCTTATAATAATAGTCTAACAAAAGAAGCCAGACTTAAAAATATATATGGTAATCAATTAGGTACGAGACACGGAACTAATAATACAGGTAATATGAGCACTGTTTCTAATAAAAATTTTTTGAATGTGGGACTGACAAATAACGAAACATATGAGCTAGGTAAAAGAAGAGCAAAAGAAAGACGTGCATTAAATCCTGACCGTAACTATACTACATATAGTGAAAAATTAGCAGGAGAACAAGCACAACAAAATCTTAACAAACGTAATAATAAAACATATCCAGGTGAAACAAACTCTGAAAGACAACAACGTCGTGCTAATGAGTATAATAAAATGTTAAAACTTACAAATGAAGAAAGAAAGAGTTTTTTGAAACATAATGAAGTTCGTGAAGCATTTGGTTTTAATAATTCGGCAAAAAATAGTATTTATAAAGAAACCACTGGTGAAGGAAAATCAAAAAATGAAATAAATAAATATTTGAAAAACTCATACACCTCTCCTGCAACAATGCACTATTTAGCAACTTTACCGAAAGGTTATAACCCAGATAAAAAAACTAATTATAGAACTCAATATAATAAAATAAGGAATGCTCGTGCTGATGTGGGTCAGGAGTTAAATAAGAAACTATACCCAACACCCAACAATAACAATAACAATAATGAAAATTTATAAAAAAAACGTGCTATTGGAGCTTTCGGTGCCCCAAACTAACCAAAAACTAATAATTAATAAATATTATCTATAAATTAAATTAAAATAATAAAAATAAAATTAATTTTTATCTTTTTTCAAATTTATCATTCAATACTATTTTCACTTAATGTTCTCATAAATATTTCTCTTGCTGCTTCTTCATAAGCAACTTTATATAAAACTGCCAATTCACTATCAGATAATGTATATTCATCTAATGCTTCATCATCACTACATTTTTTAATAATATCACAAGGAACATTGGCTTGTTTATCTAAATTAGCATCACATAATTTTTTTTCATTTTGATTATGGTAATAAATTTTATTATAATCAATATCATTTGCTGTATTAGTAAAGGTATTTATACTATTTATATTATTTTTATTATTTTTTTTTAAATTATTTAATTTA